GTCCAATAGCAGTCTGCTCTTCGTCAAATATGCCGACAGAGCCAGTCTTATCAAGGATCTCAACACGAGACCACCCCTTTCCTCTCTTAATGCCCTTTACCATTCCCATCAAAACGAATGAGCCCTTTTCTTCAAACTCTTCGACCTGATTAATAAAAGCGTGGTAGTGAGATGGTACCGTAACATTAAACTCTGGCAAGTTTAAGTACTCGTATAGGTTAGACCTAATCTCATCTTCATTACGAGGGTTGTCCTCAAATGTTGCTGCACCAATAATTCTTAGAGCTTGCAAAGACCTAGTGTTAACACCAGTGCCCTTCTTCATGGTGAACTCTTCAAGCTCTGCATAAGAAGAGAATGGTCGTGCCTCAAGATACTTCTGAGCTACGTTGTCTGAAATGTATTTAATTCCAGTTAGACCAAACCTAATGCCCTTACCCTCGATTTTAAAGTCTGGGTCCGAGTCATTTACGTGCGGCAGCCTAATTGAAATGCCCATCCTCTTTGCTTCGATAAGGTACTCTGTACGAGCATCCTTATCTTTTTCATTCTTTAAGATAGAGAACATAAACTCAAGCGGGTAGTGGTGCTTTAGCCATGCAGTCCAGTAAGATAGCGTAGAGTAGGCTACAGCGTGTGACTTGTTAAAAGAGTAGCCTGCGTGAGCTTCAAAGTCTGTCCAAAGATCTTTAGCGGTGTTGGGTGTCATAAACTGAGAGGCACCCTGCACGAACTTATCCTTGAAGACGTCAAACTCTTTTGCATCTTTCTTCTTTCCAATAATCTTACGGACCTTGTCTGCTTCAACCATAGACATGCCGCCTAGGTTTACACAAGCCTGCATAACCTGTTCCTGGTACAGAATACACCCATAGGTTTCTGAAGTAAATTCTTTCATAACCTGGTGGTGGTATGCAATGTTTTGCTTACCCTTCTTACGAAGAATGTAGTCCTTACCAATAGTATTCATAGCACCTGGCCTAACCAATGCGTTAGATGCTGCTAGCTCATCAAAGTTCTTTACCCCCATCTTTACTAGCAGGTTTGTGTACGGGGTAGCCTCACACTGGAACACACCCTTCGTATATCCACTAGAAAGCATCTCATATACTTCTGGCTCTTCCATATCAATATCTAGTAGATTAATCTTTGTGCGATGGCGTTCTTCAATAATGTCTAAAGCGTTTCTCAGGACACTAAGAGTCTTCAGGCCCAACGCATCAATCTTAATGAGGCCAATACGCTCCGCCTCTTCCATATCTACCGCAACAACTGGGATACGGTCGCCAGATCCTGGAGCCTTCCTGGTTTCCATTGGCGCATGTCTAAAGATTGGCTCTTTGGCAGTGACAACACCAGCAGCGTGGATGCCAGTACCTCGAATGCGACCACGAAGCTGGTCTCCATACTTCTCTACTTCTGGGTACTTCTCTCTAAACTCTCTGGTCTGCTTGGAGGTTAGATACTCATCCCAAGTATCAAACAGCTTGCTAACCTTATTGACATCAGTCAGTGGGATGTGCAATACCCTGGCAATGTCACGGATAACGCCTTTGTCCTTAAACTCCAGGAATGTTGCAATAGATGCGACGTGGCGATACTGTCTAACAAGATAATCTTTTACCTCTTCACGACGGGTGTCCTGGATATCAGTATCAATATCTGGAAAGTCGTTACGTTCTGGATTGATAAAGCGGAAGAACAGCAGGCCGTGCTTAATGGGATCAATGTCGGTGATGCCCAGTGCGTAGCAGAGTAAAGAGCCTGCAGAGGAGCCTCGGCCTGGCCCAACCTGAATCTTCTCTTTCTTTGCCCAGTTAATCATGTTCCGTACCACTAGGAAGTAGGGGCTAAACCTTTTGCTAGAGATAACTTCCATCTCTTCTTCTAGCCTAGCCGAATAGCCTTCAATATCATAGACACCGCGGGATTTCAGGCCCTCTACCGCCAAGCTCATAAGCTCTTGGTCGGGCTTTTGATACTGTGCTGGAAGAAGGTCTAAGCCATCATTGATTGCATAATCTTCTACCTTTGAGGCAATCTCGTTAGTGTGCTCATAAATGTCTTCCCTGTCAATGCCCTGGGCACCCATCTGTGCACGCATTTCCTCATCGGACATTAAGTGTATGTCGAAATTATCGAAAGAGATATCACGGTCACCATATAAGTAGTGAAGACGATCCTTGAGATTATCAAACTTAGTGGACTTTTCATAAGTAGCATCTTTCTGAATCTTATTGCTGTATGTATTAAGAATAAGCTTAAGCTCTTGAATCTCTTTCTGCCCCGTGTGTGCGTGGTGGCAGTCTGGAGTTACTACAGCTTTGATCCCATACTCATCTGCCAAAGCCAACAACTGTTGGTTCATCTCTGCGGGGTTGTGTGGCATTACCTCAATGTAGTAATCGTCACCGAATACCCTGTGGTGCCATTCAATTTGACGCTTAGCTTCAGCTAGCTCGCCAGCCTCAATGGCTTTAGCGATAGTGCCACTAAGACACCCAGAGGTTACAATGATACCTTCTTTGTATTTTTCCAAAACATCATAGTCGATGCGTGGCTTCTTGTAGAAACCCTCTGTCCAGCCAATCTCGTTTAGCTTATTTAAATTTTCTAAACCTTTTTGGTTCTTGGCGAGGAGGACTATATGGTTGTAGACAAGATCAAGAGGACCTTCCCTTGAATCCCGATCCCTTTGATCGAATCTGTCTTCTGTTATATAGCCCTCCACACCAAGGATCGGCTTAATGTTCTTTTCACGGGCAGCCCTGTACATTTCCCGATGTCCCGATAACGAGCCATGGTCTGTAATCGCCAAGGCGGACATACCAAGCTCCACTGCCCTGTCTACATACTCCTGTGGGGTAGCAATACCGTCAAAGAGGCTGTAGTGAGTGTGAACATGTAAACCGACGTATCCCATCTTTACTCTACCACTCCACGTTTGTGGCGGAAGAAGCAGATGGGGTGTCAAAGCCGAGGTAGTATGCCTCTTGCTCTGCGTAAGGAACGTGGGTTAGTGCCAGATCAATGTCGAAAGGCTCCACCCCGCTCCAGTCAAACGGCTCACTGTCTGGAGCCGAAGGAATGAGAGTATAGCTAGTCTCTGTACCAGAGCCGCTTCTCTTTAGCTTCCAGTTTACGTTAGAAATGCTGCCAGTCTCAATTGCGTACTCACGAATGGTATTGAACGCAGACTGCTTGCTAACACCCATTGACCAAATAGCGGCATAGGGCTCTTCAATTCCATCGTCAACGAGAACGTTGCAGTAGAACCGAAGCCGTCCACGCCAACCAGCCTTGGGGTCTTTGCGGTGCATTTCTTCTGCCCAGTCACGACCTTCACTTTCCATGGTGTCTACAGCCTTACGACGGTAGTCCTTGGGGTTGGTGTGCTCTTTTACAACAACAGAAAGGCCTCGGCCTTCTGAGAAGTTGGGCGAGTCTTCATCAAGCTCTTCGATGAAACGAATCTTGACCGACTGTCCGTCTGTAAGCTTAAGCCAGCGTACTCGTGGCCTATCGCTATCATACTTAGGCTTATCAACCAATGCGTTGATATTTGCTAGCCCTTTTACTACACTCATATATATCTCCTTATACTTTGTTTATACTTTATTTGTATTGTGTTATGTTAGCATCGATGATATAGATTTGTCAAAATCAAAGCTTAGAGATTTGATCTCTTCGTCAGCCATATCACCAATATCTTTATATTTTTCTTCTAATGAAAGGATAGCTACACGAGAAGAAAGCTTTTCTTTTAGCTTTTTTGCCATATTGCTACCCGCATCATCATTATCAGCAATGACAATTATATCATTGAAGTATTTTTTTAGCAAGTCTATTTGAAAATTAGATACGTTAGACCCTAGAGTCGCTACCGCCGCAAACCCGCATTGGTCAAGCCTGATAGCATCAAAGGATGATTCTACAACATAAACATTCTTAGACGACTTGACCCTGTTAAGATTAAACAGCGTTTTGGCCTTAGGTAGGCCAGGGGTGTTCTTAAAGGTTTTACCCTCCACAGAGCGTCCCACAAAGCCTAAGAGCATGCCTTCTGGAGAGTGTACGGGGATTGTAACCATGTCCATTTTTTCAGAGTAACCTAGCTGAAACCGCTCAACAGAGCTTTTGGAAATGCCTCTGTTTATATAATAATCCATAGGTCGCTCTCCGCTAACTGCGTTCTGATGCAGTTGTGCAACCTGATCTTGAGGATATGCGACGTACATAGGCTTTTTCTCTAGCGAGCTGTCCACTTCTGTAGACAAGTCTGTTTCAATTTCATTAGTCTTAATAAAGCGAAGTGCTTGAAAGTATGTTCTGCCACTTTGAGTAACAACCAGGTCTGCCAGATCTGTTACATAGTGACATGAAAAACAGAAGAAGAGCCCAGTTCTTTTGTCTACTTCACCCGCAGGGGTGCGGGTGTTCCCATGGAATGGGCAAAAGATGATGTAGTCAGTGTCTACCTCAGACTCGATACTTACGCCGCTACCGAGGAGGACGCGCTTAACTTGCTCTGCGGTATAGGTATTACCGACCTCTCGTCTACCCCGAATATCCATTCGCTCTTTCTCTTCCCTACATAAACGCCATACACAGATAACTGAAAGCTATAGGTGTTGGACTTTTCATTATACTCTATTGTAAAATCTTTGTCAATGTCTAGCCTAGTGACATACCCAGCACTTCTCATTTGAAAGTCTATAAGATCTAAATACTCTTCTTTTAATCTCCAAATTGCTGCATCATCGTATATCGAGCCTTCTAGGCTAAACTTTTTAATTGGTCTATGATGCACGTTTTGCATACCACCATTATACGGCCTTAATTAGCAAAATCATCAATATCCTTGTACTTATAGTATCCCCTGTCAAAGTCTACTTGTACCATAAACTCTCCCATAAATCCATTACGGTTTTTACGGAACACACATTCCATGACATCACTATTTGTACCGCGCCCAAGAGCCATAACCCAGTCGGCATCATAGGCGATCTGACGAGACCATGCCGTCTGTCCAAGTGTTGGGACAGTGTCAAGCTTTGAAACATCATCTGGTGTTGCAGAAGAGATGGCGATAATTGGCATTGACTCTGAGATAGCCATAAGCTTTAGCTCACGAGAAAGGTTCTTCATGCGCACCGTCTCGTTATCTGCCTTTTGATTCGGGCTCATAAGTTGAAGGTAGTCAACGATAATAAAGTCTGGCTTATATTGGTCAATCTTGCCTCGCAAAACAGACGGAGTGATTTCCCCACCGCTGTCATTAGAAACAATTCTAAATGGTGGCTTGTCTGCAACATGTCCTGCGTGCCAACGCTTAAGCTCGTCCATACTGATGTCTCCGCTGCTAAGCTTACGGTGTGACCAGTAGCCCTCNCCCATGATTGTGAATACGCGGTTACGGACTTCTGTCTCCGACATCTCAAGGCTGACGATCAGGGGCGACTTGCCCTGCTTCCACGCCTGCACCGCAAAGTATAGCGATAGCCAAGACTTACCAATGCCAGGATATGCCAAGAAGACCCCAAGTTGTCCTGGCATAATGCCAGAAGGCAGGTAGTCATCAAAGCCTGGTAGGCCAGTCTTAATTCCCATAACACCCAAGGCTTGCTGACGCTTAACCTCTTCAAAGTATGCAATAGCATCTTGCACATCTGTAGCGTCAATATCTTTAATGACAGAGGTGTTCTTCTTAAGCTCTGATGTCTTTGTAATGAGATCTTCTAGGGCTTCTGTGTTTTTTCCATCCTGAACACCAGAAGCAGCAGTTCTAATGATCTCTTTAAGAGTATTGTTTAGGTATTCGCTTTGCAGCTCTTCTAGGTGATACTTGGTTGCCCCGACATCCTGAGCAATTGCAAAGTCTTGAAACTTTTCTTGAACCAGCTTAACTGGTGGCAGCTCTGAGTTACTCTCTGTATACTTTTTGATAAACTCCCAAATATCTCCATGAGTAGGCATTAAGTTATCTACATTTGCCTGCAGAAGAACATGGATCTGCTTATCTTTTAGTACTGCAGATAAAACCCTAGACTCAGCGTTATCCATTTAGCCACTCCTTTGCCATTTTACGTCTCTCTTGTCTCTCTATCAAATCTTTTTTATATGCTCTCATAGCGTCAAAAACTTTCTCGGCTTGATAGCCAAAGTGTTTCCATGCAGGCAGGTCGTATGCCTCAAAGTAATACTCAAGCATGTCGTAGCACTGGTGCAGTCCGTACGACTCAATAAGGTTGTCTGCTGCCCACTGCTCAGCATTTAGATTATGTGTGGGTGCCTCTTCGTACTTTTGTAGGTGCAGTTTCTTATACTTACCAAGAAGAGACATTCTCTCTTTATAAGTAGCCATTACGCCTTGATTTCTGCCGAAGCTTCCTTAACCTTGTCTGTTAGCTTTTCTTCAACAAAAGCGTAGACTCTGTCGAATGCTTGCTGAATGTTTTCACCGTCACGTTCGGAGTCTTCAATACCCAGATCAATTCTGAGCGACTGAAAGTTGCCAAGATTCAAAGTGTAACCCAAGGTTACATTGACTTTTGCTTTACTATTTTCCATCTCATACCCTTCTTATTTCTATACTGTCTCTGACCACAATGGCACAAATCGGCCATCTTCTGTTCTCACATAAGTAAGAATACCATCCCCCATGCGTCTTGTCAACTCCTGGACTGTAGGAGTTGTGTTGTTATTGATTAGCCCGTCTTTACGAGGTCTTCCAAAGCTTTTAGCGGCTAGGACATCCCTGATCTCTCTTACCTGGGACTCTGAGTAGTATGCTCTAACCTGCCAAGCTCTGTCCCCGCCTTTCTGGGCACCCATTGGCGGAGGTATTTCTCCGTCCTTGATGAGGGTTGGCAAATACTTTACGTGCCTGTTAACTAGCTCTGCCGTCTTTTTAAGAGAATATGCACGCTCTCTATTTTTCTTAAAATCGGAAATCAGGCAGCTTTCAATCTGTCCCTTTGTAACGTTATAGACAGACATGATCCCGTTAGATCTATTAAAGTGGTACCTTTTAACCAAGTCTCCATTAAGAAACCATAGGTTGCTATGTGGTGCAACAACTGGTAGTGAATTGTACTCTTCTCTATTAATCATAGATTAAACTGGCACGCCGACAATTAACAAGTTGAGGCCGACTGAAGCCACACCAATTGTATTAAATCGAACAACGCCTTCTACCCTGTTAGTGCTAACCTTGGTTAGAACAACTGTGATGTCCTTACCTGATTCGGTAGAGGATTCGTCTGTCAAGATTGGGGTGGCTGTTACGATTGGGGTGTATGCAAAGTCGCTAAAGTTATAGCTGAAGGAGCCCTCTCCGTCGGGGCTGGTTGAAGAGCTATTCGTTACAGCTACGTACCCGCCAATAATTCTAGCGTCAGAGGTTCTGACCGTTTGGCTTCCAGCTGAAGCTGTATCGATGCTGGTATACCTTGCTTTTGTGGGAGTAAGCTCATCAGAAAGCTCGTTGACTGCATTAGATAGCTGATAGATGTAGCTTAGATCCAGGGGCTGACCCCTTTCTGGTAACGGTATTCTTGCCATGATTCTCCTTAAGATTCTATAATATCAGAAAGTTCGCAAATTGTCAAAACTTCGCTAACTTCCTTGTTGATGCTTTCGATCTGAATTTTAACATTTACAGACGAAGCCTGTACATTGTTGATAATTGAATAGCTGTGTATCGGAGAGGTTCCGTGGTAAAAATACTCCCCCTGGTCAAAGCTAACAAAGATATCGTACCTGGGCCTGTCGATCTCGTCGTCCCAAGTTATAAAAATAGAATTGTTCATCAGTGCGATGTCTCCATCTACCTGTTCTGGCAAGTTGTTTTCATCAAATGCTACAACCTTTTGCACAGTAGACCATGAAGAAAATCTGTTTCGGTCTTCTGACACAACCCTATACCTAGTCAGGTACCCAAAAGAATTTGGATCTAGTTTAATAACTGGAGGCAGATCTTTGCTAAGAACTGAAGCCTTTCTTAAGCCACTGGCCACTATGCCACGTCCAAGCCAAATCTAAACTCTACAAGATTTGAAGAGTTTGATTCCTTAACAATAGTAGAGGCATCTTCATTACTAATAACTGAGTACCCAGTTAGTCCATACAGTGGGCTGGTGGACGTTAAGTTTTCAAACCTAAGGCCGTCCAAAGAAACATAGTAGTTTGGAGAAAGCAAAGGCCCGTACTCGGATGTTTCATATACAGAGACATAAACTTTTGCTACGTTAACGTTTGACCAAGTAAACCCTGGGCTCTTTACTAGGCTCTCTAGGCTAGACTTAGCTACAACATACCGATTGTCATCTGGAATTGATTGATCGATTTCCATTCTTGCATAGTTATCTGGTGTAACTGCATCTGTAGAAGCAAACTCAATTAGAATCTTTACACTGTCTATAGACCTATCTTGAGCATCTTCTCTATCTATAACTGAAAAGGCTAGTCGAAGTTCGTCTGTTGGTGGGTTCTGGTTAAGGTTTGGTGTTGCACCACCTAGGTGAATGTGAGAGGAGTTGTACGAAGACTCTGTATTTTCTACAATAGAAAGCCTTCCACCAACGGTCTCAAGCCTGGACATGTCCCCGCGTAAAAGTAGCGTTCTGTCCAAGAATCTAGGAATTTCGTATCTGTCCGATCTAAAGGTGCTGCTAGCAAACAAAGCATTGTTACTGTTTGACCTAAACGCAATGTCGTCAATAGCTACAATATTAATCTCTTCTTCTAAATACAGAGGCTCTAGGTATGTTGTTAGTCCCTGTGCAAGTGTTTCATCGTGGTACTCCCAGTTCTCTGACTCAGAAAAAGTATAAATCATTCGGCTGCCAAGAGACCCCGCAATGGGATTTGATTTGGCAGAGAAGATGCCAATTTCAGAAAATTCGTATCTTTGCTCGGATGGAAGTTCTCCAGAAAATACTACGCTAGCGTTGCCAAGCTCATCATACACGTACCCTTTTGATGAGATTGGAATTCTTACAACCTCAAAGTCCATCTCTGTTTTCTCAGAATAATCTTCTGATGGATCAGACGATAGCCTGGGTTTTGGACCAATGCCCATAGCAATAAAAGATGCATAAGCTGGTGCCTGACTAATCAAATATTTAGCCAGGATGTTTCTACCTTTATCTGTAATCAAGATTCCTCCGTAGAGTCTATTATATCATTTACATAGGTTCCAGAGTTCAATATTTGAATTTCAATTTGCTCATTTGTTTTCATGTTAACCACATCAACAACGAGCCTGTTTCTTTGAACTGGGTCTGTATTTAATCGATCCATATACAGGGAGCTGCCATTTGGCCCAGTCCCCGATTCTGGAATATGAATGTCTAGCCTAATAGCAAAGTTTTTAAAGAACTGGCTAAGCGTACCTGGAACGTTTAGCATGTTGAGAGGGCTGTAGGCAAGTGCTATCTGCTTAAGATTTGATATTGGGCTATAGCTTACATTAGCACCGTCTACAGTGTCATTTCGCACAAAGCTAAGGCTTTCCTGAGCACCCAAGCTTTCGAAAAGCATTGGCTTTAAGGGGGCTACGGTTTCTACGACTTCTGGAACATCAGCCTCAAGAATAATATCTGGAGTGGCAACTTTGATGCCAGTTTCGAGTTTCTGGTCATATGGCTGTGCCTCTGGGAATAGTGGGGTAGGTTCAACGGGGAAAGTCCCCATTACGGCGTTAGCTTTTTCTTTGTCAAAATCTTTGGGTAAATCTTTTGTTAGTGCCATTACGTTACCTCGCTTAAATAAAGATGCATTGATGGACCGCTGGCATCCCGAGAGTACTCAATGTGGTAAATAACAAACCTGTCGTCTGGGTCTGCAATTTCCCTTACCCCATCATTATTTACATAGTCTATTTGAACTAAATCTCCAAGCTGAATAGTTGGGTTAGCAAAAACTTTTAATCCCACAGATTTACTAGGCTTCATAATTTTATTAACCAACCAAGTCATTAGCTCTTCTGCGGCATCCTGACTTTGAATGTATGGGGCATCAATTGAAAACGATTTGGTGCCATGCGTCATTCTACTATTCTTAATATTAAAGTACGCCTCCCTTGCTTTTGTTGGAGGGGAAATAACATTTTCACCATTAACCACCAGGGCACTTGAGCTTGAAACTTTATCAAAGTAGCTATCAACCGTTAGCTCATTTACAGATTGTTGGGTAAATGTGACTCCCTTAATTCTTAAAAAGTTTCCACTAGAAGAGTCCAGGTTTAATGCAGAGTCGGTTGCATTAAAGACCATAAACTCTGCCCCGTATGATTTTGCCATAAAGTTTGAAACGGTATAGCCTTTTACTCTGTTATAAGTGGGGGATATCTTAGCAGAAAGTGCTGGATAGGCCTTGTCATATCTTACATTAAAGTAAGCTGCTTCCCGCATAATTGTACCGAACTCTTCAAAGTAAATGTTATATTTGGGTGGTTCCGATGGCCCAATGCCAGACAAATAGGTAGACTGCACAAGGCCGCTCATTGCGTATTTCTCAAAGGACTTGTTTGCGCTTAAATCACTAGCTGCAAAGGCAGAGGCTACTGGGGTGTCTATGTCAAAATTAGTGTGCTGACTATAGTTTTTAGCTAGTGCGTAAACATTTTCAAACATGCACTGAGAGGAACCTCTAACAAAAAGTGCCATGTTGTTGTAAATTGGCAAAGGCTCTGGGTCGTCAACAATTGCAACGGGGTTGTTGTTAACGTAAAGGAAGAACCTCCTAAGACTTCCAATATCTTGGTACTCTACAGCGACATCGTAAACAGTAGTTGAATCTTCTGCTGTTAGTCTTTGCTGTCCAACAAATTTTCCGTCGTCTGTCTGAATGTCAGCTACGCCAGTCCAAATAGGAACGGGTATCGCATTGCCTTCTGGGTCTTCAGAATTCTGTTTAACCTTATAGAAGAGTAGATTTTTAACTCCTTGGTCTTGGTAATCTGAAACATCAGAGTTAGTGAGAGATGCTATTTCAAAATAATACCCATTGTTTGTTTCTGGATTAAGAAGCAGGGCTAGGCCACCAGAAGCACCAGCAACAGCTACTGGCTGGTCTGATGTTGTTTCTGTTGGTGTGTAATATGTAAAAGATCCTACAGGGGTTTGACCACGAATAGGGCTGTTTTCAATTCTTCCATTAATTCTCATTCTAGTGCCAAAGTGCACAAACTTATTTCCAAGCTCCTTGTATACGTAAGATACGTGCTCAAGCGGATTGTCTGTGGTGGCAAAAGACGTACCGCTAAACAAAAATGCTGAAGATTGAACTGTTGCTGGATAGCTAATGTTTTCATTAATTTCTTTTGAGCCCTGAGTTGCCAAGAAATTTTTGATTAGGCCAGACCTAGTAGTTCCCGCGGCTCTTCCATTGTTTTGACCAGCTGGCCCAGTAGATGTCTCTGGAATAGTTAGGGTGTCGTCTGCTAAATATTTAAAGTCCATCTTGCAGCCACGGAGATTTGTAGAGCCTGACCACTCATTAGAAAGGCCAGATCTATGGTAAACAAGATCGGTACCAAATTGAGCCCTGCCATGCTTTGCTACTGAGCCGTTTTGTAAAAACACAACCCCATTGATAGTTTCATAGTTTGGCTCTGCGTAAATTCTAACTAGGCCAGTCGGATACATCTTTCCATTAAATGGAATCTTAGCAAAATACTTTGCATACTCCTGGGCACTACTAATCCAAACATTGTCTCCATCTACATTGGGATCATTAAAAGCTACATTGCTTAATCCTGGAATACTAAACTGGACGGCATCGTATTTAATTATTTCTCCATTGGCATAGAAGTATCCGTTATACCTAGAAATCCAAAATGCTCCGTCTCCAAAGTCTATAACATTGTTAATAATTTTATTATTTTGAACAACGGGAATCGTGTCTGACAAGTCTGAGTTTAAAGGAACTGCGGATAGAGAGTAGGATGATGCAGAGGCAAGCTCGTCATTGATTGGTTTAAGTTGTTCTGAGGGGGCAACCTCCCAAAGCTCTGTCTCTGCATAAACCCACTTTTTAGTTCTATCCAAAACAAGGGCATCTTTTAAACTTCCAACTGCTTTTTGGATATATCTAGTAGTGTAATTAACTACGCCATCATTAAACACATCTTTATCTCTTGACGCAACTCCCGCAATGCTGGTCAAAGAGCTTGAGGTGTTTTCGTTTTTCAGCTGTGTATCGTTATTCTTTGTAAAGTCTTTGCTACCATAAAGAACTGAGTCAACCTCTCTGTCCCCCAGATTTGGCAAGACGTAGTCTTTGCTCATTACGACTAGGTTATTATACTCATCAAAGAACATTGCTGACTGGGTGGAAAGGGCTAGCTGGCTTAGCACCTCTGCTACCGTTGTTTCTGGAGCAATAAAGAAAAACGGAATTTCTGGATCTGCTTCGTCTCCAATTCTTTTAAATGTATAATTAGAAAATCCGATAGAGTCTAGAAGCAAAGAGACTGCATAGCTCAAAGAGGCATTTTGCACAAGAATTTGCGGTGCTGTTTGTGATTCAAGGTAGTAGAATGTGTCTCTGAGGTTTATGCTGGCAGATCTATCTGCAGAGCTTGTTGTAGGAAACCCCTCAGAGTACATTGTTTTAATTGGAACAACAAAGTCTTCTCCGTCTACATCCATAATGCTTTCATAAAGTTTAAACTGAACGTTTTGAGTCATTCTGTTGTAAAGAAGGCTTTCAGTATTTTCTGGAAAAAATGCTTGGTCATAATCAAAGATTGACAGAGAGCCCGTGGAGGCTAGCAGCTGAGAAACTGGCAAGCCACTAACACCTAGGTCAGCAGAAGTTTTTTCAATTGAAAACTCCCTAGTTTTATCTGACAAGTCTATAGCTAGCCGTGGAGACAACTCTATAAGGTCAAAGGTGGAGTCTTCCTTGTTCATAGTTTCTACAACAACCCGAAGGCCTCTTATGTACTGAAACTCTCGATAAACCGTTTCTGAGCTAGAGCTATCAATATAGCTAGGCTTTTCTACAAGTTCTTTTACGTAGGGGGTGGAGCTATCCACATCCTCTTCTATAAGATTCCAGCCATACTGTGCTGGGAAATTTTTAATCTCGCCGTTGTTTAAAATATAAAAACTACCAGAGGAGTCTGAGTTTTGCAAAACAAAGTAGGCATCTCCCTCTTCTAGAACAGAGGCATCTGGGACTAGGCTAGGGTGTGTGAGCTGCTTGACAAAGTTGAATGACTCCCTATACTGTTCTGGGATAGCTGGACCATACGCCAGCTCAAGGTAGCCGTCGTTGCCAACCACTGGGTTTCCATTTAGCCTTTGTGAATTTTCGTTAAAAGAAATTGCGTCTACCCAAGTATTCCCAATTAGGGTCTGGACCTTCCATCTAGAAGGAACTGTTTTGTTTTCATCTCCATAAAAAGGATCTGGCAAGTCTACGCCGTTAATGGTAAACACGCCGAAATCAACAGAGCCTACGTTGGTCTGCATCTTGACTACCACCCTGTTTGCGGGAATGTTTTCTTTATAAACAATGTACGGGCAAGCATCCTCTATGTAGTGCTTTTCAGAAATAGTGTTGTTTGCAACACCCCTTTCAGTTCCAGACTCTGTCCTATAAGAGGTCCAATACTTAAACACATCTTCTCGACTAGATGCATAGTACCGTGGCCTTTCTGACATCTGATTATTAGAAAAATGAGTAAATTTGTTATTGAAAAATCTTGCTTTATTAATTCCTGATCTAGGCCTGTTACGCTGAAAGCAATCCTCTAGGGAGTACAGCTGACCCTCTTTTTGTTTGCGAGACAAAAAAGCTGTAGGCAAGTCTTCGTTGTCTACTGTGCCGTCAATTTTAACATCTGAAAATGTTGCATCCGTGTAGTAGTTTGCAGTATCCAGTAGGTCAAATGACATAGTGGGCATCTGGTAAAGAGATCCAACCTCGTCTGTTGGTCGATACCTATAGTTTCCAATCTGCAGAATGTTTTCTGAATTATTCATGTTCCATTCGGCAATAACCCTAGACTGTAAGCTAACGCTTGGGGAGGTATTTAAATGATTTTGAAGCTTTTCATTAACAAACATTATGCCTCTTCTAAGCTTAAGTCTACATTCCAATAGTCATGAGTCATAGCCCCTCGCTTTTCTACGGTGTACGAAAAGTCATCAAAGAAGACCTCTATGACCTCGTTATATTGGGCCAACCTGGAGTAGGGATCAGTATCAAAATTGTTGTAGTTATCATATGCCAAGTACACCCAGAAAGATCCAGAGTTTTTATTGTACCAGTCTAAAAGCTCTGCTCCTCCTGCACCGCCGTCAGTTGTAAAAAACTGTTTTGGCCTTGTGATGTACTCCCCGTCTTCTAGAATTCGAATACCAGAAGAGTTCTCTGTGATCAATGTCGCTATTGCCGCCTTACGCTCTTCGTAGGTTTGTGCATTTGCCTGATCTACCGCCTGTATTTTGTCGCTTTCCTGGATCTTGTCAAGCTCTGTTTCTCCAAGGTTGCTGAAGTCTGGGGAAGATGCAAACGATCTTGATGGTAAGTTCTTCCATCCAGTAGAGATGCTAAGCTTGTCCGCAATATGATACGACCTCATTCGGCCATTAATCATTCTTTCTCTATTCTCAATTCTTTCGATATCAAAAGAGATCGGATCTCTGTTGTCATCAGAAAGAATAATAAAGTTGTTAAACTCAGTTCCTTCTGGGACAATTTTTCCGTCTATAATTTTTCCAGGGTTGTCTGCAAAAAGCATGGCCTGTGGCCTGCCATATCTTTTTCTGTTATCGATATAATCTTTGCTAGCCATTAAATCCTATTGCCCCTTACCCTTTGCGAATCTACTCGCTTAATTTCTTTCATAACTGTCTTAGCAATTCTGTTAGGATCAGCATCCGACTTAACATTAACTGCTAGACTATAATTATACACGGAACCGCCAGAGTATTCTCCGTTATTAATCTTTTCAAGGTTCTCCATTCCGAAGTCTTGCACAGCTCGTTTACGAACTACAAACTCTCCTGGAGTTAGCATTGCTGGAACGTTGTCTGATCCCATAGAGGCATACCCTCCAGCAGCGTATCCAGCCACCTTTCCTCCTACGGCATATCTTGCAACCTTTCCTCCAGAGCTAAACTGTTGAAGGGATCTCATCATCATTGCTTTGGTGTATGCATCTTGCGTCGTGGCAGCTACGTATCTCATCTCTGGCTTAGTCATTGCCCTGGTCACACCAGCGCCTGGGCCAGGGGGCGCTGCGGGGGCAGGGCCAGATGGTGTTGACACCCTGTTTGCACTCGCCCTTGTCTCTCCTGCGGGGGATCCGCTTGGCATAATAATTTTTTGCAAAGGACCACTGGTGTCTAAAGTTCCCTTAGTCAGCTTGTCCAAAAATCCTTTTTGGCTTGCATACTGCTTAAGGTAAAGCTTAGTCAGGTCGTCGGTATCTTCGTCACGATACTTTTTAAACACATCAAGCTCCGTTGGAGTACCTGTGCCTCCAAATCCATTACCTTGTGGGATTATGGGATCGCTGCCATCATCCTGGCTGGAAACAGATTGGGCCACCACCTCAGCCCTCTTTTCTGTTTGCTGTTGAACGTTAATGCCCATCTCTTTAAGTGCTTCCAGCTGTCCGCCAAAAAGTCCAAGTGTATCTAGTGGAACGTCATTTACAAAATATTCATATAAGGCTAAAGCTCTTTCGACATTTTTTGCAAACTCTTCTGTGTTCTGAGTTGCTATGTCTGTTAGGTTAGCAATCTGGTCCCATTCGTCTCTAGTTTTTCCACTAACCTCTAGAGCATCTACCTGCGCCTTCTTTTCAATTTCTGCCAGTCTAACTCTTTCTTGTGCTGGCTCAAGGCTGTCTTCTTCTACTCCAAAAATCTCATCTTGTAGTGCTTTGATTTTGTTTTCTAGATCTTCTCTAGAGGACCCAGAGGCGGATCGGACCCTTGCAAGCTCGGCCTCTTGCTGCTTTTGCAGCATTTCTTTTTCGGACTCTGCTGCGTTTTGGGCCTGTGTTGCCCTTAGCTCTTGCTGCGCTCTAGCGGCAGCAGCAATATCACCACGGGATAGGGCATCAGCAATGTCTAGCTCTGCACTTCGTATCTTTTGAATTCTTTCATTAGCGGCGGCAACCTCTTCTAGAGCCTTGTATCTGTCATCATATTTTTCATTGATGACCTCTTCTTGGTCTTCAATGCCCTTGAGCTGTGCCTCATAGTCATCGACCTGGTATTGAATAGCGGCAATTTGATTTTGTGCTTGCTCTACGATGTCTTGGTCATCTCTAGTCGCTAGTCTAAAGTCGATATCAATTTTTGATTCTTGTCTATTAAACTCATCCTGCACACCACCAACAAGCTCGTCGAACAACCCCTTCTTACCCTCTTCAGTTGCCACCTTAATTCTTAGCTCTAGGTCAGCCGCTCTCCTAGCATTTTCTAAAGCCTGCTTTAGTGTCTTGGGGTCAATTGATGGGTCTAGGAAAATTTTAGTAAGGTTTGCATCATTAAGAACCTTGTCAATCTCCTCATCGCTATATTTGCCTTGTTCTTTTGAAAGCTTTTGAAGAACAGCAACTCTTTCATTAAATTCTTTATTAGTTTGTTTTACAGCTTTGGCTGCTTGTTCTTTTTCAGAAATCTTGTTGTACTTTTCTTGCATGCCTGTCATTTGCTCTGTAATACGAATAAGCTCATCAATTTCTTCTCTCGTTGCCCCCATTGCAATGGCGGTAGCAAGTGCCTGATCCTGAACCATCTCATAAGCCTCGACAAACGAAAGGCCCTGTGCTGTAAGCATTTGCATAGCAGTAAACTGGTTATTTGTGTTTTCAATGAATGACTGCTGATTATTAATATATTCGCCAAGGGCAAGCTTGTTCATTGCTGCACCCATGTTTTGTAGCTTTTGTGTTGTCCCCGTGATATTGCCTGCCTCATCAAATACAAAAAGCTCACCCTTGCGCTTTTCATATTCATCTGGGTCCATCCCAGTAATTCTTTCAATGAGGCCTTCCCCTACCCCAAAGCTTCTCATCTGGTTGGCCAAACCATTAAAGCCAACAGCACCAGAATCTAGGAATTTTTGCAATGACTCCTGCATACCGTCCCAGCCGCGCTTCATATCAATAGTGGCCTGTCTGGTATTTCTTAGACCCACTAGCAAGTCATCAAAGTTTTCTTGTTGGCCTCCGCCTCCAGAAGAGGTGGGCGTTTCATCTTCTGCAGCAACTGTATTGTCTACTGTAGACATTTGTTGTGTAACTTTATATGCAGTAGCTTTAGCGTAAGCCTGAAGCTGTACAGGCTTTGAGGACTCTGCATAGGCTGCGCCACCACCCTCGCCAGACTCTGAGAGCCATAACTCTAGCTCGTCGCTTAGCTCAGGCTCGGGCATGTTAAGAATCATACTTACAGTCTTTACGTACTGCTCTTTATCGCCCTCTCCAAGTGCATTAAAGTATACTTCATCAAAAGCTTCTGGGTTTTCTAGCTTGGGGTTAATTGCGTACGCCTGCTCTACGGTCTTGACCCCCTCTACTTCAACGCGCTCAAAGATGTTGTCAAGCTCGTTCATTGCCTCTGGGTTGTCGTTATAGTAGCTAATGACAACATCAGCGTTTATAACGCCCTTCTGTCTTCCAATCTCTCTGTTAAAGTCTAGAATTCTTTGAGCTTCTTGTTCATCTCCAGCCATTGAGACTTTGGTAAATATTTCAGACTTAAGGTCATCGCCTTCAATTAGCCCTAGGACATTTTGCGCTTCCCCAGCAAACTGCCCACCAAACTTTCCAATAACATTAACAAACGCATCAGACCTTGCTCCATCTTCACCAACGAAGTTTAACAGGGCACTCAATGTTCCAGGATCCATAGTGGTAGCTAGCTCTAGGTTAATAAGGTCTTTGTCTGTATCTGTAATTTGCCCAGACTTTGTTAGCCTATTTAGAGAGGATTCAATTGCTGGAAGAATAAGCTGTGCACTGGAGTCATCTTTAAACCTTGTTTCAATAGCTGAGTCAATTCCTGATCTAGCAGATGCAGCTGCATCCCCACCTTGCTCTAGGCTGGTCCTTAGGGCGTCTCTCATCTGCATTTCTTGTTCTGAAAGCTCTACCTTCTTTTCTTCGTATTCAGCCTGCAGCCTTAAAGACTCTGCAATATCTCCCTGTACCTTTGCCTCATCTATTTTCTTCAAATAGTATGCATCTAATGAATCTGAAATTTCTTGCTGAGTGTCAAGAACATTCATTGCCTGGCCAACAATTGCACCAGTTGCTCTACCAGCTTCTTCGGCAGCTTCCTGCATTGCAAAGTATCCGCCAACCGCTGCTCCGACACCGCCAACCAGAGTTCCAACCACAGCTCCGATTGCGGCAGTAGCGGCGGCAGCAGGACCACCGATTGCACCAATGGCTCCGCCGACTGCTGCGCCAGTTGCTGCTCCAGCTCCTGCACCTGCGGCAATCATTCCTCCCAGACCAACATTTCTTTCCGTCTGTGTTCCAAACGCCATGCTGTCAAGGTTTGCTTGGCTGGCAGCTATCTGTTCGGTTAGAGAAGCCATGTTTTGGTCAATAAGGCTGCCGCCCATCTCTATAATTTGTCCGCCAGAAAGATCTTCTCCGTTTGGACCGACAAGCTGAGCAATATTGGCCCTAACCTGAATTCCTATGTCCATGTTTCCAATTTCATAGGCAAGGTTGGCGGCCATGCTGCTAGCCTGTTCTGGAGTAAGAATTCCTGAAATTACTGCTGTAGATAGTTGTGATGTTAAGGCCGCGGCGGCTGCATCAGTACCCTGGTTGGCGGCCATTGCCTTAAGGGCGCTAACCTGAGCCTGTCCTTCTTCTGATTCTACGAAGCCCTCGCCAAAGGTGGTTTTTCCACTTGCAGAGTCAACTAGCTTAAACTTCTTTTCTCTTTCCCTTTCCATAAACTCGCCGCTACCGACAGAGCCAGCGTAGTCTGCCAAAGTCTGAAGAGAGTCTTTGCTGGCCCCAACCGCTCTTGTAAACTCTATGGTTTCTTTTTGGGCGTCGCTAAACTTTTTATTAAGCATAAAGATAGACAAGGCTGCCGCACCGAGAAC